TTGGTTGATTATATTGAACGAGGTTTAACTTTACACAATATAGTTATGAGTATCAGCTCTTTAAAACAAGGAACATCTAATGGTGTTCCTTTTTATTATCCAGTTGTTAATATTCATCAGGTTTCAGATAAAATCCAAATCAAAAATAACATCGCTGTATTTACTAATTGGCAGGTTACGGATAGTCGATTGTTAAGAGGATATGCTAACGAGCTATGGATCGTTGACCAGGCATCCACGGATATGGAAAATCCAAGCATACTAACCAAGTATTGGCTCCAAAAAGATGGCACGATTGTTAGTTCTATTAACAGTAATGTGGTTCAACCAACACAGATAACTATTTCCCTATTTGATAAAACCGCAACCGATAATTCAACTTATGCACAAATTGCAGATCAAACCTTAACCGGTAACGAATACAGCCATCAAATTATATTTTCCATGCCGATTGAAAACAATTTCTTTAGTGTCGAGCAGTTGGAAATTGGTTTATTGGCAACAATTGTTTATAACCAAACGACTTATTCAAGTGTCCTAACGGCTTATGAAATGTCTAGTAGTGATGACACAATTTCAGTGACTTTCGGGAACTTAAGAAATTCACTGTCTGATGCCTTTAGCAGTTCGGATTAAAAAGAAAGGAGATTTATATGGCAATAACAATGTATCAATCGGACCGCAATTTTGTCAGTCCAGCTAACGATGCCTCTTTGTATAGTGGCCTATCAGGAGATATCAGTGGAATTTTAAATAGGGGAAATAGCTTCAACGTAACCGTTGATGGATTAGTAGCAACTATCGATACTGGTCAGGCAATTATTGCCGGTCGTTTAGTAGAGATAACCATCCCAGAAACAGTAACGATTCCAGCCAATTCTTCCGGATATATATGTTTAGTCATTGATTTGACTAAAACAAATGATGTTTTTGGAACTGCCGGAGATTCTGACTATTCAGTTACGGTTAACCAAATTTATGTTAGTGCCATTCCTCAACAGATTGTGACACAGGATGATTTGAATAATGGTGGATCCGTTTATGAATTTCCTTTGGTTTCATTTACTTCAACTGCAACCTCAGCTACTACCAGTACTCATCGCGCTGTCTATTTAAATTCCAGCTGGCAGACAATTGTTCCGTCTACTGGCACTGCTACTAGATTGCAATACAGAATTAATAACGGAATTATTTATGTAACTTGTAACAAACTTTATCCGATTCAACAAAATAGTACTTTGTTTACAATGCCAAGCTGGACAGTTCCTAGCGACACGATGAATTTTGATATTGTTTTGAAAAATGCGTCATCGACTTCTAATGGTTCAGGTATTGGTATCATGCAAATAACTTCGACTGGTGCCGTTACGTTAGCTTTGACTCCAAATGATTCGGCAAGCCAAACTTATTACGGTTGGTTTTCAATAAGTTATCCGATAAATTAAATGAAAAAGATAAAGGAGAGGACAAAGATATGTCATGACAGAAAATGATGGAATTAACGTTACTAAAACGTTGATGGATATTCAACAACGACTAGTAAGGATTGAGGAACAGACCAAAGGAACACAGAAATTTGGCGAACGCCTAGACACTTTAGAAGGCAAAGTTGGAGAACATGAATCGCATTTTAAATTCCTTTATTGGGGATTATCTGCTGTTTGTGTTTTTTTATTTATTGGTGTTATAGCACCTTTGTTAGTTGATTGGTTGGCTAAAATTGGGAGTTTGAACTGATGTATAAAGCAGAGAAAAAACAAGTTAATAATATAAATAAACCAATTTACCAATTGAAAAAACAGAATGTTGAAAATTATCGAGCTGAATTAGAAAACTATTCCAAAGAAGTTACTCTATTAGCCTTAAATCAATTAGAAAAGAAACAAGTAACTGAAATTACTGGAAACCTAAATAATGACGAATTAGGGCAAAAGTTAGCTAATCCACCATCTTTAGGTGATCTGTCCTTGCCGGCTTTTCTTGGCCAAAGTGAACCCAATAGCAAGGTTAAAAAAGAAATTGTTGACCTACCTTATGGATATTTATATTTTGATAAAGATGATCAAGCAAAGACTTATACGATTGCTTTTCACTTGGAAAAACCTGATACTTTTAATCCTTATCTTGATGCCAGAAAGACCTTTAAACAAGCTATGCCAGCGATTTTAAGAGATAACGGTTTAATTACAACCGGTGCTTTTACCTGGATTAGAATTCTAACAACGTTGATGAAACTTTAGGAGGTGATCGGTTGAAACAATTTAATATTTTAAAACTCATTTGTAGCACTGGCTTGATATTGGCCTGTGCTTTTATTTTGGAGGTAATTTTTCATTGACACATAAAAAGTTAAATACAATTTTAATAACAATCTCGGCTTTATCGGCTTTTGCAATTACTTCACCGGTCTTTGCAGCCAAAGGCGATCAAGGGGTGGATCTAAGCCACTATCAGACAAGCACAGCAGAGTTCGGCCAAGCATCCGACAAGTTCGCTCTTGTTCAGATCGGTGGTTATTACGAAGGTGAATTTACTCCGCAATCCACTTATGCTACGCAAGTTGCAAGTACGATTGCCCAGGGCAAACGGGCACACACCTATATCTTTGCCGACTTTTCTTCTAATACCGAAGCTGATAGCATGCTTAACTACTACTTGCCAAAAGTCCAAACACCTAAAGGCTCAATCGTGGCCTTGGATGTTGAAGAGGGCAATCCAAACACTGCAAGTGTTGAATATGCCCTGGCTAAAATTAAAGTCGCTGGTTACACACCAGTTCTTTATGGCTATAAGTCATTTCTAACTGCTCATTTGGATCTAGCTTCAATCGCCAAGACTTATCCCTTGTGGCTAGCTGAATACCCTAACTACGATGTCACCACTAGTCCCAACTATAACTATTTCCCTAGTTATGACAATATTGGTATCTTTCAATTCACATCGACCTATAAGGCTGGTGGTTTAGACGGTGATGTTGATTTAACAGGGATTACCGATGACGGTTATACAGGTACTACTACTTCATCTACTGGTAAGACGACCGTTTCGACAACGACCACGACAGCTGCTGTTTCAGCTGGTCAGACAGCCAACGATACTTCTAAATCAAGTATTGCCGCTGGCTATACGGTTAAGGTCAATTTTTCGGCTTCTAAATGGTCGACTGGTGAATCGATTCCAAGCTGGGTGAAAGGACAAAGCTATAAAGTTAGCCAGGTATCAGGCAATAACGTTCTCTTGGCTGGAATCGATTCGTGGATTAGTAAGAGCAATGTTGAAATTCTATTAACCGCTTCAACGACTGCTAAATTAACTAGTTCTAGTTCAACCGGCTACTATACCGTACAAAGTGGAGACACATTAAGTGGCATTGCTGCAAAGTATGGTACGAGTTACCAAGCGTTAGCTTCATTAAATGGAATTGGTAGTCCATATATCATCATTCCAGGAGAGAAGCTAAAGGTTTCTGGTTCTGTATCTTCCAGTTCGGTTAGTTCTTATAAAGTTGTTTCTGGTGATACATTAAGCGAAATTGCCAGCAAGTATGGTACGACCGTTGCCAAATTAGTTTCATTAAATGGATTAAAAAATGCCAACTATATTTACGTTGGCCAAACACTAAGGATTAAATAAAGGAGAAATTATGAATCTATCAAATATCGATGTTACAGCATTAATCATTATTATCGCGGCTGTCTGGTTTGTCGTGCAGTCAATCAGTGCTACTAAACTGCCAAGCAAATTCCTGCCGCTGGTATCAATTGTGGTTGGAATCATTGTTTCACTTGCTTACTCTTATTTGAGTACCAAAAATATTCAATTAGAACAAGACCTATTCTTTGGTCTCTTTGCCGGCTTTTCTGCCAGTGGCTTGGATGACACATTGACCAAGTCGGTTTCCGGATTGATCAACAGCTTTGTTGGTATCTTGGTTTCAAAGGCAACTGATTCAACTAGTACGGATAGTTCAAGTACTGATACCACTTCTGCAAAATAGTGCTTATAACATCTTTGGGTACTAGTAATGAGGTATCCGTCCATTGAATAAACATCTCTATTGAAAACACCCACTGGATTATTTTCCGGTGGGTGTTTTTTATATTAAGCTTTGGATCTAATTATTATTAAGCAGCCATGAGAAAATTTATCGTACTAGTCGTTAATATAGTTTTAAATGATTTCGAATGGAATCTATCTCACTTATTTTTATTTTTGTTTTCATTCTGAATAATTATTGTCAAACACAAGTTAAGCGATTCTTGAAAACTATCGTCCGGAGAAATTGTAGGATCCGCAAACCAACCGCTACCAACATTTAAAATATCGCCAACTATTAAGTCACGTATACAACGGCTAGCTAGGATACGGTTATCCGAATCATAAAAAATACTATTAATCAGTCGATGCAAGAGATCACGCAAATTTTCAAAAGCAGTTTGAACTTCTGGATTTTGGTCGTCTCTTTGTACAGTCAAAACAAAACGGCTTAATTGTATATGCTTTAATGCTATTGATCTAAGTTCTGTTGCAAAAATAATTATCGCTTGTTTTCCAGAATGACCGAATACCTTGGTCTTCAATGATTCTATTACTTGAGTAACCGCCCAGCCAACTATGGCGTAACTTAATTGTTTTTGGCCATCGAAATACACATATAACGCTTGAGAATGTGTACCTAAATTGTGAGCAATCGTTGAAAATGTCAAAACTTTATCAGCTTCGATTATGTTCACGCCGGCCTGAACAATTTTTTCGGATGTCAAAATTTGATGTGGCATATAAAAATCTCCTTAATTAAATGATGGTAATTGACAATTACATATTATCATTTATAATTACATATTGTAAATGTATGATTATCCAATCTTTGAAAATTAGCACTTACATTTATAAACAACTTAAAAGCAGCTCTAAGAGTAAGCTCCACCAAATAAATAATAACGATTATTGAATTTTTATACCATTCTGGCTGCTTATTTTCCGATTGTTTTAAGGCTTTTATAGAAAAAGGAGATTTTGAAATGAACGTTGTATTTTTAATTGTTATTGGATTAATCGTTGGTACCTTTGTGATTTTATTTGGTGGTGGTGGTGCGGCTATTTATTTAGGAATTTTGACGGGGGTAGTTGGCTTGAATGCATCCACAGCAGCTTCTACGTCACTAGTGACAGTCTTACCATCTTTAATTTTAGGAGTTTGGACTTATTATCGGCAAGGAACGATTAAGACGAGATTGGGAAATCAGATGCTTATCACAGCAATTCCAGCGGTCATTATCGGTTCATTAATTTCTTCTTATATTCCGGATAATTTATATAAATGGATAGTTGGAATTATTTTAATTTTACTTGGTATTAATATGCTGTTCCAAAAACAGAAATCACAGGTTGATCCTGTTATGTCGAAGCAAATTAATCGAAAAGACCGGTTTAAAGCTGGCATATTCGGTATCATTGGTGGCTTAATGGTTGGAGTTGCTGGAATGAGTGGTGGCGCTCCAATTATTGCCGGTCTCTTTTTAATAGGCCTGTCAACTGTGAATGCTGTAGCAACTTCAGCCTACGTACTCGTATTCATGTCGGCAATTGGAACTGTCTTTCATATTGTAGGAAGCCAAGTTGATTGGAATGCCGGTATTAGTTTAATGGTTGGGGCCTTAATCGGGGCGGCTATTGGTCCTAGATTGTTAACAAGGTTGACTAAGAGTAAAGTTGGTAAATATATTAAACCAGTAATTGCATTTTTTTTGGTCTTATTAGGTTTTAAAACCTTGTTTTAAAAATAAAGATTTATATCGATGGTTTAGTCTGAGAAATATTCTTTCTTACATATTTAGATAAATAATAAAAATAAAGAGAAAAGGGAGATGCTGAAGCCGTTTAAAGATCAATAAATAATTTTTTTATCCTTGCCTTCCCGAACACCTGTTCGTATAATTAATCTATGACAGCTGAACAGATAATTATCCAAACCGTTAAACAACTTCCAGTTCCAACTAAGGGCCATGTTATTTACTATGATGAGTTATTAGCTTTAACCGGTTTAGAAGAAAAAGACTTTATTATCGCCATGCAAAAACTATCAGTTAAATATCATTTTTATTTCTCTACTTACATCGATCAGGACACTGGAGAGGTTATGGATAATACAGGACAGATTCTTGATATCTATAAGATTACAAAGTGAAATGAATCAATAAAAAACACCTGTCGGATTAATTTTCGTTAGGTGCTTTTTTATTCTCGTTAATATTAGTTGGCTCTGTTTTTTCTTGGCAATAGTATTTTGCCTTTTCTTCTTCAAATATTTTTATAATTTCTTGGTTTAATCTATCTTTTTTTCTTTCTTTTTCTTTTTCTTCTTTTTCTTCTTTTTCTCTTTTTTTCTTACCAAGAGTCAAGGAATTCTTTTTTTTCATTAACACTATTAATTTGAAAATCCCAATCGCTTTTTAGTAGAAGCATTGCTAATAATCTAAATCTTTCAGCAACTTCATTATCTTTCTTAATTTCTGAATTTTTTTTGTGAATATTTCTTTTTACAAAGTAGATTATCGTTTCATCTAAATCTTCTTTTTCTGGATTAGTTATTGGTCTTACACGTGATCTTAAATTTATTAGATCAGCCTTATTAACAATTTCTTTTGCTGCTAACTTCGAAACTTCTTTTCTCCAGTTACTTTCTTTATGTAACTGCATCATTTTATCTGAATTAATTTTTTCTTGTGCATCTTTATGGGTAAAAAGACGAGCGATTCTATAGGTACATAGTATGGCTACCATGGGTGTTATTGATTCGATTAGGGGTATAAGTATCTTCTCTATAAAATTAATCATTAAACCAAATTTTAATTAACTCACAAGAAACAATCAAATTTATAAGCGTTTAAATTTAATTTGATTTGTTTAAAAAAACTATCCTTTAACAAATAAATTATTATAATAAAAGCGTGGGAATTAGATTTAACTACTAGTGCCCACAGAACTAAAAAACTTTCAAAATTATGCAAAGCATTCAGTCTTATTGATTGGATGTTTTTATTTAAGAATAAAATGATAGATATTTAAATAATAAATACTTGTTGCATATCGATAATAGCGGGGAATATACTTTATTTAAGGGATTCCCAAATAGTCCCTTAAACATCAAATGCCAGTCTTTATAAAGGATTGGCATTTTTATATAGATGTATTATAATTTTCACAAGGTACTTCCTTATATGCAGGTACCGACCACAGTAACCTAAATTTTTCACAATATCGTTAGTAACTTCTCTATTTGTATTGTTTTTATGTATTATCGTTTTTAACAACTTCTTTTTGATTTCATGATGAATATATATAAGATCGCCGGGCTTATTGCCTGGCGTTTTTTTATATTTTCATAACATAAACAAGTAAAATGAGATTATGAGTTTTTATTTATTAGATAACGGATACCTCTAATGTTGATAGAAAAGCAACTAAATCAGGACTTAGAGAACAGAGAGAATGAATTTATAACAAAATCATTTTCAATAATAGCTATAGTTATATCGATTTCGGCGATGCTACAAGGACTTGGCATCATTGGCGATAATATATTAAACGGCGTTCAAGCTCTTATTGTTTTAATTATTTATTTGAGAATTTCTTCTTTCAAAAAATTTAATATTTTATATTTAACTGCAATATTTTTTTCTTTTGTTATTGCGTTAATAAACCTTGCTCCATATATGTTTTCGGCTTCGATGATGCTAATGATTATGGCCATTTTAGATCAAAATTATGATATTGATTATCGTCGTATTTTGTTAGTTTATGTTAAAAGCTGTGCAATAGTTTTTTCTGTAATTGTTATCGCTTATTATGCTTTTAATTTTAATAATCACGATGTAACAATGTGGCGTATTGACAAAATTATATATCGAAAGTCTATAGGTTTTGATCAACCAAATGTTGCAATGATGGAATTTCTAGGAATTACTTTTGGAATATTTGGTTTAATTACTGACAAAAAAAGAAAATTATCGTTGATTCTTTTAGCAATAATTACAGGTATAATTTATACTCAAACTGTCTCTAGGACATCAACGATTTTAATAATATTATCTATTTTTTTGCTTTTTATTTTAGGAAAAAAGGCCGATAATTTTATGCCCAAATTTTTAAGCAAAATTGTTTCTTTGACCCCTATTTTCTTAATGGGGATATCTTTATATATTTTGTTACATCCATATAGTGATACTCTTAATACCATTTTATCTGGACGACTTGCTTTATACCAAGAATATTATCAGACCTATGGTGTCCATCTTTTGGGAAGGGATAATCTTGAAAACGCAATGTTTGATAGTGGATATCTTCAATCGCTTTTGTCCAAGGGCATCCTTTTTGCATCACAATTAATGTTGATACTAACATGGATGGGCTGGCGTCTTAAAAGCATGAGCTGGAAAAGTGCAATATTGCTTTTAGCTTATTTCTCTTTAGGTTTTACCGAAACCGCCTTACAACACTTTGAATTATTTTTTCCAATTGTGATTATCTTAGGAAATGATATTGGAAAATATAAAAATGAAAAAAACCTTTTTTAAAAAAGGATTTAGAAAAGAACTAAAAAGCTTAATCTGCACAACAAATGCACAACAACACGCTAGAAACGCCGTAATATAGGCTTTATATGTGTCGGGAGGGGGCACTAGATGGTCAATCTGGTGTCCTTGGGAATAACCGCCATATGGCGGTTTTTTTGTACCCAAATGCCGATTTGCAAGCCTTTTGCGATCTGCTCAAACATCTAACTGTCTATGACGGATGCTCATTAAAAATGCATAATTTACTGCACAACATCTTATTGAAAATTTATAATCGTAATAGTTTTGCGGGTTTAGACATATCGAATTGAGATACCCTTGGACAGTAAAAAAGGGTATAGCTATGGTGCGTATAGCGCAAAGCTTAATTTTCTTTGAAATATTTGAATAAGTTCAATTTTTTTATATATCGTAGTCGTGCGGTTTTACTTGCCGATCTTTTTTTGAAGCTTTGATTTTTCCAAATCTATCCATGAATTTATCAATCCTATTTTTTAATGAATAAAATCGATATCTTCAATCGTGGGATCTTTAACCTCCTCAATATCCATATTTGTTTGAATATCGATAAAAATAGCCGGTTTTGAGCCGTTATTGAGACAATCTTAAGAATTAGTTCCAAGTTTTTTAAAATCTCCATACTTTGAGAATTTTAGTTCTTAAAACTTTCCAGTATGATGCGCGATATTACGTCGTTTATCAAATCTATTTGGGTAATCTCCGCTACGAAACAATATCGATATGGAAGAAACAGATATTTTTATGCGTGACAAGAAAAAGCTGCGAAGCGTTTATCAAGGACAGGGTAGTCAAGTTCTTTATTAGATATACAAGTTCAAAGTAACAAGAGATCCAGGAAATAGCCAAGGATTCGGTAATTTTTTTGTTTTGCGATCTTTTAGGTGCTTCTGCTCTATTTGTAACTGTTTTTTTATTTTGAATCCGTCTGTGCATACCAAAGAGCGCCACCACAATTTACCCAAATATTTTCACTAATTTTTTTATTTTTATCCTTTTAAAAAACTAATTGGATTTCGGACTTTATTTAAAAGTTTGGGATTAGTAGTAGTTGCTTGTTTGTACCGAAACCTTTACATATTAATAACTCAAGTTCTATTTTTGTAGTATTAAAAATATATCATTTAATTATTTTTTTATTTTCTATCTTTTAATTTGTAATTGTTTGCTATACAAACGTTTACAATTAAACAGGTTCACATTTGTGAAGGGATAGTGAACTAATTTTTTGGAGAGGGAAATGAAAAAAATAAATAAATCGTTTTACAAACAATGGTGGTTTTGGTTGGTCCTTGTTGCTTTAGCCGTGATTGCTCTATTAACTGTTTTTACAATGGTAAAAAATAGTGAGAGTTATCAAGCAGGGAAGTATAGAGTTTACCAAACAAAAATAACTTCTGTGAAATCAAATAGTTATTACACTTGGTTACTTAAAGGAACAACTTCAGCTCCTAATGGTTCTAAAATAATTGTTACTCCATATAGTCAAAGTAACCTGAATTACGGATTTACAGCAGGTGAATCCGTAGCTGGAGCAGGTTGGGCAAAAGTTAGCAATGGGAAATTCTCTGTTGTAGTTGATCCGATAGGTATAACTAATTCTGTTGATCCCAAAAGTGGAGATAAAACGAAAACTTCTATTTTGGCCGTAACCAATTATCAAAAGAAATGGACTTCGCCCGAGATTTCAAAAAATATTCTTAAAAAGGCAGGCAAATTTGGCTATACCACATTGGTCGTGAATGGAGCAATGTCACGGTATATCAAAAGCCTATCTTCAAAGAAAAAGACAACCTCGAGTAGTTCGAGCTCCTCATCAACTGCAGCGTCTTCGTCGTCATCTACAGAGGCTTTTTCCTCTGCTGATTATCGATCCGATATAACTTATGATTCATTGGCCAGAAACCCCGATCAATACAAAGGACAAAAAGTGGTTTATACCGGAGAAGTTGTTCAGGTATTGGAAGGTGATGACGAAACCGATTTGCGGGTTGCGATCAATGGTGACTATGATGATATAGTCTATGTCGCCTTTGATCCTTCGATTATGAACGGATCACATATCTTGGAGAATGATAAGATCCAATTTTATGGCAAATCAAAGGGTGATTACACTTATAAAGTAACTTCTGGTACAAAAATAACGGTTCCGTTGGTTATTGCCAAAAAGATTAATGACCAAGGACTGCTCCTGATGATTATGGTGAATGATATGGAAACTCTCGATTTTTCGAGAGTTTTATTTTGCACTTATGAATAA